AACAAAACTACCAAAATGAATCAATTCCAAACTCTTGTACGTGACTTCAATACCGCCAAATTGCTGGGGGTTGGAGTTGGCGTCGTAGGTGCTTACAATATCTATAAGCACCGGGAGCGCGTGTTGGGCTATGCAGCAATCGGGCTGTATCCCAACGTTTTGGCTAGTACCATCAGCCGTGTGGTCCAAAATCTAACTATGGACCGCACAAGGGAGGACGTGAGAATAGACTTTTATCCAATTGATAGTCTTGAATCCACCGAGCCAAGTCGAACAACCGACAATGGCCACCCTGTCTCAGGAGCAATCCGCGATAGTGCTCGTCGTACCATCGACCAAGCATTACTGGCGAGCGGTCTTTCGAAGTTGGAAATTTCCCCATCCGACAAATCGAATTGTGACCGTTCCATAGTCCAGTATTACGCACCAAACGATCTGGAGCGATCTGTCGCCGATGACCAACCAACTGACTCCGATGTGATAGTTGGCATCGATGTTGATTATTACATCAGGGACATGGGTGAAGTATTTGGAAAATGCAGGCCCTGTATTTTCCACACCTTCCAACCTCAATCCGTCAGCGGGAAAGACGGCGATGCTTTTTATCGCATCAAGGACAATAAGATAGTCTATGAGGTTGGGGGGGGCAACGTTTGGTCTCACCATGTTTGGGACTGGGCAGTGTCTGGTGAATTCATAGAAGCTGATATCAAGGGAAACAACTGGAAACAATGGTTGTGGAGAAAAGTCTTGTGGACCTTTGGATTACACCAGGTGGTCTACACTAAAGTGCATCACTCACGGCCGTGGAAGGCTTGTCCAAACCGATTGTTTGTCTGGACCATTCCGCAGTTCAAGGTGTGGAAATGGAGGTTTTTGTCAACTAACCTGGGTGCCCGCCGGCTTCAGCATGTCAACTTTGCTGATAACACCCGGCCAGGCTGGAACTCTATAGTATATGTCGATCAAAACGCCCAACTTCGTGTCAATTTTGGCAGGGAAGCTGAGGATGCCAATGTAGACCTGGCAAAGGATGATTTTGACGTACTAATGGGTTTACAATCTCAACAATCTGTCACCAGCAGAATGATTGGGATGCAGTATATGGACTCGAAAGTCCTGGCACTTACCGGACAATATTATCGAAATGGGCCGAGCAACGTCCCCGATCCAACCAGGCTGGTGAGGTCTATGGTTCCAAAAGTCCATTGGCCAATAACCACCGAAGCTGAGCAACCTGAGGTTAGCAGTCGTTGTTATTCAGCTCCACTCGTCACTGATCATAATTTGATGCCGATGATCAAACGATGGGAGGCAATGTCACTCTCGATTGACCGCCGCGTTACCTTTTACCGTAACGATAAAGTACCAAACAAAAAGATTCAAGCTTATGCTGTTGAGTTTCTCAACCAAGTCGTACCAACACCGCACGAAGGAGTTCCTTATGGACTCGAGCAATGTGCTGAATTACTTGATAAACCCTCACAGGTTTTAGCATTGAAGCAAGTTTGGGAAACTGTCGAGATGACTCCTCAAAAGAAGATCGAGGCTTTCATGAAGAATGAACCAGTTATGAAGTCTGCCAGGATTATATCATCATATCCTGACATCAGATTCTTATTGCAGTTTTCGCAGTTCACACTGAAATATCGTGATGCAGTTTTGCATGCGGAACACAATAAGCACTGGTTTTGTCCAGGCAAAACTCCTGCGGAAATCGTGGAGTGCGTCAGGGACTATGCCGCCTCCGTCCCCGAAATTGGAGAAACTGATTTCGAAAATTTGGACGGGACAACATCGAGGTGGCTGCAGAATCATAACTATATAGCTGGTATGTTGCGTTATTTTCATCCGAGATATCATCCTCAAATACGTGAATATGCCAGCTACCTCTTGAGCATTCCAGCTTACGCCAAGAGGTTCAACTTCAAGTATGAAGCCGGTGTGGGCGTAAAGAGCGGGTCGCCTCCAACATGCGACGAAAACACCCACACTAATGGTTTTGAGGAATATTGTGCTTTAAAGGAATGTTTTGTCTTTTTAACAGCTTGGCAAATCTTCCAGCTTATCGGACCAAAGTTTGGTGATGATGGCTTGACCCGTAAGGAGCTCAAGAAATATCACACAAAAATCTGTGACCAACTTGGTTTGAAAGTGAAGTACGAACCCTGCCTCCCGGATACTGGAGTCACCTTTCTAGCGAGAGTGTACCCAGATCCGTGGACCACCAGTACGACCTTCCAGGATCCCCTTCGAACATGGCGTAAATTACATCTTACTGCCAGGGATCCAAATGTCCCACTTGAGACTGCCGCCCTGGATAGATTGGAAGGCTACCTACAGACCGATTTCTATTCCCCGGTCACTTCTGATTACTGTAATATGATCAAACGGTGTTATCAGGAGAAGGTAGATGGCGATCTTAAACGTGGGGACAGACTGTCAAAAGACAGAGAGAAGACGTATTGGCTTACACAAGGTGGCGCGTGGCCCCAGGATCACAAAGATCGTGATTTGATGTTGAATTGCATGTCCGCAAGGACTGGCTTCTCAGTTGAAAATCTTGAGGGGTTTGTGTTACATTTGCAGCAACTCAACAATCCCTGGGCGCTCAGTCCCATGAACAGAGAAGAAGAGCCTAATCCTTACAAGGATACTCTGGATCATGATGCCTTACCGGCTGAGCCTTTGGACGCTCGTCAATTACTTAGCGATGAACAAAACAAGTGTTTACGAGCAAACCCAGAAACTACCAGGTGTAGTGGCGTCAATCACGACGGCACTCATCCGCCGACTCCGGGACCTTCAAGTGGGGGACGGAGCGATACGGCGCGACCTCCAAAACTTCGAGGCCTGCCTGCGAACGACCAACGAGAAGCTAGGCAAGGCAGTGGCCGCACTAATGTTAAAGCCACGCGTGGTGTTGGCCCTCAAAGGGGAACCAATTCCAACCGAAGTCAGCCGCCAAGAACAAATCAAGGCGCTGAGGCACGCGTTGAGCGTGCTCGAGGAGGCAGAACAGGTGGCAGTTTCAGGGGAAGAACCGAAAGAAACCCAAACCTGAGCTAGGCGAATCACAGCCTGTTGCTCC